AAGAAAACCATCTCGTCTACGCAATGGTTTGGTCTATGACGAATCTTATTTCAACAGGTGGTCAAGCAATATGGAGGATTACTTAATGGGAATTATAGATGCGTGGAAGGCTTTACGAGGAGGAAGGCAGACAAAATACAATTCTCCTTCTATGGTATCTTATCATCAAACAGGATATAACTCTAGAACTAGAAGGGATTCATATGAAGATTTAGCTAGGGAAGGGTATGTTGAAAATGCTGTTGCCTATAGATGTATAAATGAAATAGCTAATGGTGCTTCTGCTGTTACGTTTAAATTAATGCGTGGCGACCAACCAATAGAAGATCACCCATTATTAGATTTACTACAAAGACCAAATCCAACAAGTTCTCAATTTGAGTATTTTAGAAAAGTATACAGTTATCTTTTATTAGCAGGTAATTCTTATTTACTTAGAGTAGGAGATGAGATACCAAAAGAACTGCATACATTAAGACCTGATAGAATACAAATTAAAACATCTAGCCACCATTATCCAGAATCTTATAACTTAATGCACAATGGTAAGGTAAAGATTAGCTATCCTGTTGACCCAATCAACGGACAGTCAGAAATAAAACAAATAAAAACATTTCACCCATTAGATGATAATTTAGGATTGAGTCCTGTTATGCCAAGTGCAGGAGATATTGACCAACATAATTTAACAAACAGACATAATACTAATTTATTAGTTAATGGAGCAAGACCTAGTGGTGCAGTAGTATACAAACCAAAAGACGAAGTAGGAGCAATGACTACTTTAAGTGATGCACAAAGAGAGCAATTAAGATCAGACCTTACTCAAAGATTTAAAGGTTCAGAAAATGCAGGAAGAACCATGATATTAGAAGGTGATTTTGATTATAAAGAAATGGGATTAAGTCCTAAAGAAATGGACTTTTCTAATATGAAAAATTTAAGTGCTAGAGATATTGCTTTAACATTTGGAGTACCTGCTCAATTAGTAGGAATACCAGACGCACAAACTTATTCTAATATGGCAGAAGCTAGATTAGCTTTATATGAAGAAACTATTATTCCTTTATTACGTCATGTTGAATCAGATTTAAATGAATGGTTAGTACCTTTATATGGTGATGATATTAACCTTATATACAATATTGATGATATTCCTGCTGTTACAGAAAGACGTAGAATGGTAACAGATAATATTTTAAGGGCAGTCAATGAAGGTGTTATAACAAGAAACGAAGCAAGAGAAAGATTAAATCTAAAGCCTATTAATGGTGGAGATGAAGTATATATTGCCTCTAATCTTTTTCCTTTAGGCTCTCCTGTACCAGAACCAAAACAACCATTAACAGGAGAAGATGCTGAAAAGATTGCAGAAGAGTATTACGGAATTAAAAGGCAAGTTAGAAGTGATGTATTTACGACTATAGAAGAAGCAGAAGGAAGGGCTTTAGAATTAGGTTGTAGAGGTTACCATGCTCACACAGAAGGAAATAATACAGTTTATATGCCTTGCGAAAGCCATGATGATTATACAGATATTACTGGCGAAGAATTAAAGGTACCTAAAGACCCAAGAATGGGAGAAGGTGCAGACATATTTGATAGTGTTGCAGAAGCAAGAGCAAGGGCTAAAGAGTTGGGGTGTGATGGCACACATACTTTAAAGACTCCAGATGGCAATGTTTATATGCCATGCGATTCACACTCCATTTATTTAAGAACAACTAACCAAGACAAAGCCGAAAGTGATATAGATACCAAACCTACCGAAGCAATGGCAGTAGAGGCTCAGAGGGCATTAGATTGGAGAAGAGAGGGAAACGAAGGAGGAACAAGAGTAGGAGTAGCTAGAGCAAATCAATTAGTAAGAAGAGATAGGCTTTCTCCTGATGTAGTTCGTAGAATGTTTAGTTTTTTTGCAAGACATGAAGTAGATAAAGAGGCAGAAGGATTTAGTAGGGGAGAAGAAGGTTATCCAAGTGCAGGAAGAGTAGCTTGGGGATTATGGGGAGGTGATGCAGGTTTCTCATGGTCTAGGAAAGTAAGAAACCAATTAAATGCAGAAAGAGATAAAAAAGAATTTGAAGAAGAATTCATTAAATATGTAACAGGAGGATATGTTGATATTGATGAAGATGACGAAGATTATAAAAAAGTAAGTGGTAAAATTAAAAAAACTTTAGAGAACAAAGTAAAAGAACACAACGACAAGCATGGTGATAAAAAAGGAAAAAGGGTAACACTAAGAATGTTAGAAGCAGTATTCCGTAGAGGAGTAGGTGCTTACAGAACAAATCCAGAGAGTGTGCGTAGAAATGTTATGGGACCTGATCAATGGGCTATAGCACGAGTAAATGCTTTTCTATATGCTGTAAGGGCAGGAAGATTTAGAGGAGGTCAATTTGATAGAGATTTATTACCTAAAGATCACCCATTAGCTAAAAAAGACTAATGCCTCATTTAGAATACAAAAGGCGAAGAGCCTTTAGTGTCAGAAAAGAAGCAAAAGAACAAGACAGGCTTAGAGTAAGTTTCGAAAGAAGGCTTAGTAGAGAATTAATTAATTTATTTAATAAGATAGGAAATAAGGGAGCAAACTTATTTGAGTCTACAGGTACAGTAGGTGTTACAGCATATTTATCTAGAACAAGAGTAGAAGTAGAAAGAACTCTAAAACCTTTTTACTTATCAATCATTACAACCTTTGCTGAAAGACTTGAAGATATTATAACTAAAAGAGATACCAATTTTTTTACAATACTAACAGAAAGATTTATGAATACTGTTGGTACTGCTCATATAACTGATATTGATGTAACTACAAGCAGGATATTAAGAAGGGTTATTAGTGTATCACAAAGAGATGGGCTTAGTGTTGCAGAAACTGCAAAAAGAATACAACAAAGGTTCGAGCCTAGATTTACTAGAGCCAGAGCAAGTACTATAGCAAGAACAGAAACCCATAGTGCTTCATCATTTGCAAATCATCAAATGGGAAAAGAATTAGCAAGTACAGGAGTAACTTTAATGAAGCAATGGGTATCAACTAATGACGACAGGACAAGACTATCCCATAGAATAGCTAATGGCACAAAGATACCAATGGAAGAAGATTTTGTAGTAGATGGTATGAAAATGAAATACACAGGCGATCCTAATGGAGGTGCTAGGAATGTTATTAACTGTAGATGTGTAACTATTTATGTAGAAGAAGAAACAGAACTATATGATTCTCCTATTTCAAATGCAAGAGTAAATACTCCAGAACCAAGTAAAAGGTTTGTAGGGTTTGGAGATATGATACCAGAAGAAAAGGTATGGCATACATCATCATGGAACAATTCACCTTTAAGAATAAAAAATTTAATAAGTGTATTTCCTGCATTAAATAAAGTTACTAGAGGAGGTGGAACTAGGGGAGCATATGCAAATGTAAATCGAAATGTAAAACCAGTTTACGAAAAAGATAAAAAAGTAGGTAATGCTTATATAAATATGGGTGGAAAAGAAGGAGATGTTTTTCCTGCAAGTGGAGTTCAACAGAGTATATGGCGACATGAATATGGTCATACAATGGATTATCAAATGAACAGTTTAATTCTTAAAGATAAGTTACCTAAATTAAGTGCATTTAATGAAGCTAGAATTCCTATAGATATGAAGAATTATTATAGTGCCAACTTTGCTGAAGAAATAATAGACGATAGAAAGGCAATAGCAAAAAAGTATAAAAAACGTCTTGATACAAAAACAGGTTTAGATTTTGAAAAAAGTAGAGTTACTATTTTACAAAAGAAAGGTTATCTTAGTAATGAAATGATAGACATTAACAAAAGAAGTTATCCTGCAAACTATGAAGGTTTAGGTAAAAATATAGATGAAAAATTTATACTAGATCAGTTAGAAGATGGCAAAATATTTACTAAAAAAGAATTATCTGCTATGTTGTTAGACAATAATGGTTTAAAAAATATGTTAGATACATTAAAAAAATCTTTTGGGCAGGGTAATAATTTATATTTGGCAGATAGATTAGTATATATAAATCAGTTAAATAAAGCAGGTATATTAAAAGGAGAAGATGGTATATTAAAAGTAATGCAAGAGATAGCACAAGTAAGTAATAATCCTATTAACCAAGAAAGAATACTTACTTTTGCTGATTATTTAGGAGCAGTTACTAATGAAGCTGTAGGTTTTGGTCATGGAAGGGATTATTATTCAAAGTTTCCAAGTCTAGGCAGAGGAGTATCAACAGGACATGGTACTGAAGCATTTGCTAATTATATAGCTTTATCAGGAGATGAGGTATCAGAAAAAATTTATAAACCTTTATTAAAAAAGTTTGCACCAAAATTAACAAAGGAGTTTGATAGAGGTGTAGATAATATGCAAGAGTTAGTGCAATGAGTAAACTAGAATACAAAATAGACGAAATTAATTTTAATATTACATTGCCAGTAGAAATTAAAGAAGTGCAAATATCTTATATAAAAAAGTTTGGTGTAAATTCTTATACAGATTTAAATAATATAGAAATATATAGAAGAGGTTTTAAAGGTAGAACAAATAAAGATTTCCGAAATAAATATATATCGTTTTTAAATAATTCAGTAAATAATAATCAAAGATTAGTATATGATGATTGGAATAGGTTTTTTGATATCCCTATAGAATATATCAATGATGAAGCTTTTTATTCTAATACATAGGAGGACACATGATTGACCCAATATCAGCTTTTGCAGCCGTAAGTGCAGCAAGTTCTGCAATTTCATCTGCTATTCAATCTGGTAAAGACATAGCTTCTTTATCTGGTCCGATTTCTAGATATGCAAAAGCAGAAGCTAAATTACAAGTAGGTGCTAAAGTAAAGAAGAACTCTCTGTTTTCTAAGTTAGGTGGCACAGAAGCAAATGTTATAGATGAGTTTTTTAAAAAAGAAGAGATGAAAGAAACCAGAAGACAGCTAAGAGAAATGTTTGCATTATATGGAAAAATAGGTCAATGGGAAAGATTGCAAGGAGAAATAGCTAGACAAAGAAAATTAGAAATGGAAGCTGTAGAAGAAGAAATAAGAAAAGAGAAGTTAAAACAACAAATAACAATTTGCATTGCAATGGCAATTATATTAGGGTGTTTTGGATATTATTATATTAATTATTTATTAAGTTTGGGTTAATGATTAAAAAAAATTTTACTATAGAAACTGTACTAACTCTATTAGCCATTGTAGTAGGCTTCGGTGTAGCTTATGGCTCTTTGACTACAAGAGTTAAAGATGTAGAGGCAGAGGTATCAGGTATACACCAAATGGCTATTGACATAGCAGTCATAAAGCAGAGCATTAAAAATATCGAAGAAAAAATTAAGTAAGAAAATTTACAACCTATACAGAAGAAATATAATACTGTGGCAGGTTTGTTGGATTGTGCTTCACATTTGTACTTGTGTTGCTATCATAGTTAACTGTATACACCATTGGTAAAACATGAATGAAACAGTAAATAATACTTTTGAAGAAGAGCCATGCGAAGAATGTGATATTATTATAGAAGATGGTGCACTTGATGGCTTTGAAGGACATACTTTAAATATTACTGAAAATGTAGGTAGTAAAAGCGACCTAGAAGTAGGAATAGAATTTATTTATAATATGAGAGAGCATACTGTAGATATTTTTGTAGCTACTCTGTATGCCCTCTTAGTATATGCTATTATACTATGGTTAAACAAAAAGTTTAAAAACTAATCTCTTAAAACTAAATCCTGCTCAATGTTATTTAATCTAATTGTTATCTTTTCTAAAGCATTAGTTAGTAATTGATTTTGTGCTTGTAGGCTATCAATTTTAGTTAATAGTTTTTCTGTATTATTATTAGTTTCTTTTACTTCGTTCATTATATCATCATTATTAAACATTTTATTTCCTTTTAAGTTGTGGGGGATTTTACTCCCCCTTGTTTTATTATCTAGGTGCCCAAGCAATCCAAACTTTTTTATCTACTGAATTAACCCATCTTTGCATTTTAACCCATCTATTTATAATAACATTTGATGGATTTTTAGTAGGTGGAACTTGTCTTTTCCAATTCCAATCTTCTCTACCAATTCTTCTTTTTACTTGCTCTACAATTTCTTTTTGATGTCTTTTAGAAATTTGATTCCAAGATTGTATGCTTGGCTCGTTTATATTTTGTACTTCTATTTTCATTTTAATCCCCTTGTTATTTAATATACGAATCATTATAACCTATTGTTATCATATGTCAACAATAAATACTAATTAAGTAAAAAAAAGGCTTATTTATACACAATATGTGCAGAAAACCAATATAAACCACTTGCAATCCAAAATCTTTTATGTAGATTGTTAGGTGTGAGGGAGCATGAATCTTATAAAAAACTGTATACAGACCTCAATAACTAAAAAGGTATTATAGCACTATGAGTGATTTATTTAAAACTAATGAAATAGAAAATCCTCAAGAATCAATAAATGAGGAAGAAACTAAAAATTATGAAAGCAAAAGCTTTTCTTGTGTTGCAGAGTTAAAGGCAATAGATGATGACGAGGAAGGAAGGTTTGAGGGTTATGCTTCAATATTTGGAAACAAAGATTTAGGTGGAGATGTTGTCCAAGAAGGAGCATTTAGGAAAAGTCTAGGCAGGAGAAAAGCCAAACAAGTTAAAATGTTAATGCAACATAAAACAGATATGCCAATAGGTGTATATGATAAAATTAAAGAAGATGAAAACGGATTGAAAGTTGAAGGCAGACTAGCATTAGGAACACAGCTAGGAAAAGAAGCTTATGAATTATTAAAGATGGGTGCTTTAGATGGATTATCTATTGGTTATAAAGCTGACCCAAAAAAGCAGGTCTATGACGAAAGAAAGAGAAAGAGATATCTCAAAGAAGTAGACCTAATGGAAATTAGTCTTGTTACATTCCCTATGAACCCAAAGGCACAAATTACTGCCGTCAAGGCTTGTGATAGGACTATTCGTGATTGGGAAAAGTTCCTTCGAGATGAAGGAGGCTTATCAAGGTCACAAAGTAAGGTAGCTTCAAAAGCTATGCACAACAGTCTGGTTGAACATTGGGAAGATGGAAAACAGGACAATTCGAGTTTGGTTACATCATTTAAAGGTGTAATTGATATTTTAACTAATAAAACAATAAAGGAGTAGATATGAGTGATATTATAACTCAGAAAGAACTCAAGGATTGCATAGAGAATACTGGAAAGGCTTTTGAAGAATTTAAAAGTACTTACAACGACAAACTATCAACTCTTGAAAAGAAAAAATCTGTAGACCCTTTAGTTGATGAAAAGTTAAAAAAAATCGAGGGCACATTAGATTCCCTAGAGGATTTTAACCAGAAAGCAACTAAAATAGCTATGGAACAGAAGAAAGTTGGCGAGAAAGTCGACAATCTAGAAGTAATGCTTAAAAGACCAAGCAACAATTTTTCAGCAAAACAAATTGATGAAAAGGCTATAGCATACGACAAGTATTTAAGAAAAGGTAAAGAAGCTTTAGACGAAATGGAAGTAAAGGTTTTAACTGTTTCTAATGATACTGGTGGTGGATATTTAGCACCTCCTGAGTATGTAAGAGAAATCATCAAGAAGGTAACAGAAATGTCACCTGTAAGAGCCGTTGCAAAAGTAAGAAGCACAACACAAAGAAGCATACAATTACCTTCAAGAACTGGTGTATTCTCTGCAAGTTGGGTATCTGAAATTGGAGCAAGAAGTGAAACTACAGGTTTAACTTATGGGCTAGAAGAAATAACAGCACATGAATTATATGCTTTAGTAGACATTTCAGAGCAAGATGTTGAAGACCCAGTATTT